ATGTTACTGCTAGCGCCTATCGCTTCAGCGGCCACCTTGGACGGGAGTACGGTGACGACCACCGAGCCATTAACGGTGCATTTGTCCGGAACCGCGGCGTTAATGATTGAACCAGTTGAAACGTTACTGGCGGGAGAACATCCTGCGGGGCTAACCCTCGCCAATTGGCAAGCCAGTGTGACAGCGGGGACGGTGGCATATCGACTCACTCCTGGGTTAGTACAACCGATTGTGCCAGCGCAGCCGGCAGTTGGTCTATTTTCTGAATTATCGAACCCCAGTCACAGTATTTTAGTAGCTTTGGTGACTACGGAGTGTATCAATACAGCGACGGATAGCGGTTGGGTGGTGTGTCCGGAGGGGGTTAGTCAGGCCACGGGAAAGGTGAATTTACAGCAGAGCCAATCAGTGTCAAAGGGAACGTATCGCATCGGCATTGATACGGTCGTTTGGGGGGATTAATTTTAATAAAAATGAAGCGCATGGCGATATGTGTGCAATCGATTATACAAACAAAGGGGGAATATAATGAGTTTATTCATAACGAAGCGGCAGTTAACCTTAGGTGGACTGTCCATCATCGTCGTGTTATCAGCCTTATTGGTTCAAACGGTACAAGCAGCCGTGCTAGCGGGGACATCACGAACGGTCTCGCGGGATTTGGTGGTCAATGGAACGGCAGAGGCAAGTGTTCGAATTACGCCAAGTACAAATGTTTTAGCCGGAAATTATGTTGGGACATCAAGAATAACAGTGGCAACTTATGAAGCTTCTGTAACTGGAGGAACATTGGCATTGAGATTTAACCCCAATGTAGGTAATGAATATGCAAACCCTTCACCAAGCCACCGCTATCTATTAAATACCTCAGACTCGTCAAAGCGAATGACAGTTGCATTGGATGATTTGATTACTGGTACAACTACCATTGATGGCTGGAGAGTTCTACCTGAAGGTACTCAACAGGCTAGTGGACGAATTAGAACACTACATAATGGAACCATCGCCCCTGGTGTTTACCCAGTAGCGCTTGATGCGGTGGCGTGGATCTACTAAAGAAGAAATTGACGTGTTGACATACAACAACAATCAAGGAGTAACCATGCAAAAGATCAAATTAATCGCATTAGTGTCAGGCCTCGGTGTACTCACCTTCTTGAGCTCTACCTCAGCATTGGCAGGGGAGGCTAGTACTGTGGCAACGGCTACAAGTAATATTATGGTGAACTCTACTGGTAATACGACACTATCAGTGACCCCATCAGAATCGATTTTAGCTGGCAAGTACGATTCAAGTATAACCCTTGGAACGTGGAGTGCTTCGACTAGTGTTGGCTCTTTGGCGTTTAGACTCAATCCTGCGACTATGACTTCAACAACCCCGAGGGTTGGAACCGCAACAAGTAAAGAAAATTCAAGGAATACCATTCCGGTTGTACTAACATCATCTGCTCAGCACGAATGTATATTTGCTAGAACGTCGTCTATTAATGGGTGGAATGTTTGTGAGCAGGGATTAACCAGTGCAGGAGGAAATATCATACTCAATGGTAACGGTGTATCTATCGCCCCCGGCACTTATCCCTTATCACTAGATGCGGCCATTTGGGCCTATTAATCTGTTCTATACTAGGAATAAGCAAGTTTTATGATGAATATAAATGAGGTTAAGTCTATGTCAACTCACCGTAACAGCCTTCGTGGTAAAACTGTCCTCATTACAGGCGGAGCGAAAAATCTAGGCGGTCGTTTAGCCCGTGATTTTGCTGTGCAAGGAGTTAGTTCTATCGCTATCCATTACCATTCAAATACTAGTCAGCAAGCGGCGAGCGAGACGATAGCCGCTATCCGTCGTTATGGCATTCCCACCGCCGCGTTTCAAGCCGATTTAACCTCGCCTGAAGCCATTAAAGCCCTATTCCAGAATGTCACAAAGCAATTGGGACCTATTGATATTGCCATCAACACCGTGGGACAGGTGCTAAAGAAGCCCATCATTGATGTCACCGAGGCAGAGTACGACGCCATGAGTGATATTAATGCAAAAGCCGCATTTTTCTTTTTAAAAGAAGCGGGGGTACACTTGAATGATCACGGGAAAATTTGCACTGTGGTGACGTCGTTACTGGGAGCTTTTACGCCGTTTTATGCGGCCTATGCGGGCTTGAAAGCACCGGTAGAGCATTTTACGCGCGCAGCGGCCAAAGAATTTGGATCACGGGGGATTTCCGTCACAGCGATTGGACCGGGACCAATGGATACACCGTTCTTTTATCCAGCGGAGAGTAAAGAAGCTATTACATATCATCAGACCGCAGCAGCATTGTCTGCTCACTCAGCCACTGGATTAACTGACCTTAGCGATATTGTGCCGTGGGTACGCTTCTTAGTCTCGGAAGGATGGTGGATGACCGGACAAACCTTGTTAGTCAATGGGGGATATACTACTAAGTGATTAGAAACATCGGTCGATATCGTTCATCTCACCTGACGATTATCGACCTTTGGAAATACAAGTACCCTCAACAAATACAGGAATATGCAACAAAAATGAGGTCACAGTATTTCCTCTGTAATTATTGATACGATTTGCTGATTATGTCTTCACTGCCACAACGCGGATAGGGCTCATCTTTCAATTCAACCTTCATGGTGGAGGCACATTAAATTATGAAATGGCAACGATGGTTTATTTGTCTACTCGGAGTGCTTCAACATGCAGTCCTGATTTTTCTTTTCGGGTTATTTTGTTTGACAATTCCAGTTTGGTTCGGGTAGATGAATAAGTAGATGTAATATTATATTTTGTGATAGGTAATCGTGATACATCTTATTTCTCAATAATATATTAATTTTATTTGGTATTTAAACACCAACGACTTCCACCATACAGTGTAGAGCCAATGATTTCTTCCCATATATCGTGTTCAATGAGTAAGTGTTTAATCGATTGGAATTCGGTATGCGTTAAAACGCATTCTTCTTCCCCTTTTTGTGATACCAGAAGATAGCCATGAGGAATTCTGACAAAGGATTGATACGCAGCTTTCGTGGTTAAACGATAAGATGTGGTGATTGTATATCCTTGACGTAATAGGATGAGCAGTTGTTCTGTCGATATCACCATACGCTTTCCCTCTCTAAATAGAACATAGATTATCTTTGTTGATAACGTAGCTGAATTCGACAGACTTGTGAACAACTATAGCCTGTGGCATCGGCGGTTTCACGAATACTGAGTCCTTTTGTTTTTCGGTAGTAAATTACTTTCTCATGACGCTCTTTATCTGCCTGCTTTCCTTTGTATTTACCTAAAGTCTGTGCGCGTTCGATACCTTGTTTTTGTTGTTCGCGGCGACTGATCCAATCTTTGTGTGACATGGCCGCCAGTTCTGAATACAAAGAATATGGCATTCATGGTAGCGCGGTTTAAACACGTTTACGGTGAGTGCCGAGCGGATGATTAGTTTTGTGCTCAGGACTAAGCGGTGCTATTTTTTCAAAGTTCATCATTGATCCGTCATCTGCTACCTGTCATATTTTCACCTTCAGAAATTTCCTGTTACGACATTCTGACAATCCCTTCTGGGGTAGGTTTTTAGTCTTCCTTACAAAATAATTTATGATAGGATAAGGCCTAATAAAATTAATTAGGTTGAGGCCTATTCCGTGTTTTTATCCATCAGCCCAGCTTCACCCCGTAGAGATGACTGAGTCAGTGTGGATGAATAACCGCGTTGAGCGGATCAGTTTAATGTGATGATGCGATGCCAGTCATGACTTGATAAACAGAGTATTAAGACATTGGTTGAATGGGATAAACAAGACGCATGATAAATGATGGTCTGAAACAAACGGTAGGGGCGAAGTCAGATAGGCTTTCGGAGATAGCACAGTTGCCACAAGTAATCCGGGATCGCATTGTTCACATCGATTTCACCTTATTGTTTAAGGGGGAAGCGGTACGGGCAGATTTAGTCGATCGCTTCAGCATAGCTGCTACACAAGCAACGAAAGACTTCACGCTATACAGAGTGCTTGCACCAGGTAACATTGAGTATGACCAAAAGCTCAAGCTGCATAAGCGAGGTGAAGCATTTGAACCCTTGTTCGACTACGACATCGTTCGAACATTGGCGACGATTAGCCAAGGGTACGGAGATGGCTTTACTGGCAAGATAAAACCGCCTTTTGCGTGTGAAGCGCCTTATCACCTTAACAAGCCGAGTTTATCGATAGTGGCGAAAGTTACCGAGGCCATCCATAAAGGCAAAGCCTTGCGTATCACCTATGTGTCGTTATCGAGAGGTGAAACAATACGTGAAATTGTGCCGCATACGCTGGTGGACAATGGTTTGCGTTGGCACGTTCGAGGTTTTGACCGCAAACATGGTGAATTTCGTGACTTTGTATTGACTCGAATTAAAGCAGCCGTTGTGCTTGACGATTCCACTTTGTCTGAAATGGAGCTCGAACCCCAAGACCGGCAATGGAACCGATTTGTAGAGCTGGAGTTAGTGCCACACCCACGTATAGAGCACAGCGAAGCGATTGAGCTAGACTATGGCATGACGGGGGGCGTGATGAAAGTTGAGATTAGAGCGGCTACTGCTGGTTATTTGCTTCGCCAATGGCATGTAGATTGTACCAAAGCACATAGCCTTCAAGGTCCTGAATATCAGCTTTGGTTAAAGAATACCCCGACACTTTATGGGGTAGCCAATTTGAATTTAGCCCCAGGGTTTGACGGATGATGTTTCAACGACAGTGGAACATTGCGCAACCCATAAACGAATTATGACGAATGAAAAGCAGGAATTAACAGATGACAAGTTTACAACAACGTGTCGAACTTCAACGCCAAATATGGGCAATTGCCAACGATGTGCGAGGCTCAGTGGATGGCTGGGATTTTAAGCAGTATGTACTGGGTACGCTGTTTTACCGCTTTATCAGTGAGAATTTTGTTAACTACATCACAGGCGGTGATGAGAGCGTTAATTATGCTGCCATGTCTGACGATGACGAAAATATCAAGTTTGCTAAAGAAGATGCCATTAAAACCAAAGGCTATTTTCTTTACCCTACCCGCGACTGGCTGCGCCGTGATAAAGAAGGCCAGGACAAAGATAAGTCAGCAGTAGACTGGGGCGATGTAGTCTTTGAAGTTGATTTGCTTAAATCTCAAGAAATAAATCTCGATTACATTCTTGAACTGATTTTTGATCATAATAAGAACAAGAGTAAAGAAGGTTTGATTGAAGAAGTCCGCCGTATGATCCGCGGTAGCCTGGGCAATAGAGCGAAAGAGAGCTTAGTGGTTGACTTTATTCATCAGACAAATCTAGATGAGTTCAATGACAAAGCCAGCATCATCGATGCCTTCTTTAAGTTCGCTCAGGCGGAGCAGAAGCGCGAAGCCGATGCCATTATTGTCTCTGAAAAGCTCAATGAAGAAGCAGCCAAACGCTATATGGCCTCATCACTCAAGCGAGAGTATGCCTCTGAAAATGGCACTGCGCTTAATGAAGCATTACCTAAGCTCAGCCCTTTGAATCCACATTACCGAACGCAGAAGCAAACAGTTTTTCAGAAAATCGCCGCTTTTGTTGAAAAATTCAAAGGTGTGGGTGGTCAATTATAAGCTGAACTCCATGGTATAATTAGTGCCAATTATCTGTAAGCGTTGATGATTTCAATGTGATTGTTTGTGGATAATCAACGTCGTGGTTGACAACATATTGCGTTATTCAATGTACAACGCTGATTATAAGGTCATCTAATTTAGAGAGCTTTCTTTTTTAAAAAATCAGTTATACTAAAACGGATACTTGAGAGGTTCTACTATAGATGAGGTGACATTTATGAATAAAGCTCTATTTGCCGGTATTATTACGATGTCTTTAATGGCAACTTCCGCTTTCGCAACTACGGACACTAAACCTGTATCGCAATGGAAGTGTGAAGATTTTTTGGTCATCGATGATAATTTTTATCCAACCGCCATTGGTGCAGCAGAGATTGTGACACAAAAAGGAAAAGTAGAAGACCCCACTTTAAATATTAATGGTATCGAAACGGTAACTCCCCTGATTGTCGATGCGTGTAAAAAAGCCCCTAAAGAGTCATTTATTCAAAAAGTCGAAGAATATTTGAAAAAATGGTGAGGTAAAAAGTGCTGGGGTAATCAGACAGTAAAAATAAATAATTAGATGATATAAGTGAATTATTTTTCAAGGATTGAGCTTTGTTTTAGGCTTAATCCTTTTATTTTATAGCAGTAAGAGTCCAATAAGGACAAAAAACGATTATCCTATCGATTAAAAAATCTGTCAATTGCCCTAAAAATAATGCTAACAGACAATTACCAATCAGTAATAAATCTTGAAATAAGCAAAATGAACTCATAAAGGAAGTGATATATGGAAAAACAGCGTGAGCTAGATATACAATTTATGGCACAGGCACTTGAGTTAGCCGCTGAGGCAACAAAGAAAGGTAATGAGCCCTTTGGTGCCGTACTCGTTAAAGACAATCAAGTCGTAATGACAGGTGAAAATCACATACACACTGAAAGTGATCCAACCTATCATGCAGAGCTAGGCCTTATTCGCCAGTATTGTTCTGAGCATAAAATCATGAATTTATCTGAGTACACGCTGTATACCAGTTGTGAGCCCTGTTGTATGTGCTCCGGTGCGATGGTATGGTGTCAATTAGGTCGGATGGTTTATAGCCTTTCTCATGATGAGCTAGCTGAGATTGCGGGGTTTAACATTATGTTAGGCAGTGATGAGATTTTCGCTAAAAGCCCTTTTAAGCCTGCGGTGACTCACGGTGTTTTAAAAGAGAAGGCAATGTTAATTTATACACAATATTTTCAAGCGACGACTTAACATCAAACGTCGGTCAACAATGAAAATATCGGTTAAGTTGACTAATAAGATAACGAGTCACGATGACATGATTAGCAGGTAACTAATGATATTGATTAAATTACCCGCAAAAGCAGGCTTTGCTCTGTGTCATGCGCCGCCGGAACAACAGCGTGCATTTCTTGTTGTGATTGACAGTTGGCCTAGTAATGTGGGGCAAAGTATCCACGCCTATTCTGAATAGCTTAAGGCCAAAATCGCCCAAATCGTGACGGTCTAGGGTGGTGTATGGCTTAACCCTGAAAAGGGCAACCAAAAGCTGAAACTGCAATGTGCGCAAGGCCACCTGATTAACACTCGTCCATTCTACTTACGCCAAGGGGTATGGTGCATAGGGTGTTATGTCGAAAGCCAATATGTGGCTATCTTGCTTCTACTAGTGCATTTGTCATCACAGTAAGATAAATATCCATTTAATGGTTTGCATTAAATAAAAAAAGAATACCATAATAGCCATCTTTACGGATATCCGTAAAGATGGCATAAAGTAGGGTTTAGTTTGTTCTAGCTTATGGATGTCATTGGGGTACCACAGCATTCTTTATTTCCCGCCTTAAGAGATGAAAGCAGTTTGACTCTCATTCTGTTATCCTATCTACCCACTCGTATGATAAACATATCCTTCACTGTGAAAAATACCCCCTTGTTCAAGACAAACATCACGTCCATAGCGTTCATAGTCAAAGTAATGGGATAAATGACCCAGTTGTGCTAAATCATAACAACCACTTTCTTCTATCCAGTAATAACCTAAATCATATTCATTATTGACCCCCGCTAATTGCTGGAAAGAATCTAAATTATCCGCTAAATGAATTAAATCATGGATTGAACTCGCTGAAGAACCGATTTCAATAGCTGCCTGATAAAGGTCAATTTCATCAGGTGATAACATGGCTAATTGCGTGGCTAACTCGTTCAACTCATCTAAAAGGCTATATTCTGAAATGTAAGACGAAAGGCTATCAATTGATGATTCATAGTCCGTCAAGAAATACTCCTCATAGTGAATACCATCAATGCCAATTCTCACTAAACAATGGTCGATCTCTTTTGAGGTTGCCGGAAGCTCAAGCCACTCACCAACCAGTTCACCTTCGTTATATTTTCCTAAATTTGTGATAAAAACAGATATAATCCCCGATTTTAGGCATGGGGAAGCCGTTGCCGTCATGTGCATATTCATGTCCTATTATTGATGTATTGTGATTTAATAAATGGAGATATTTTGATAAAGGGAGATATTTTCCTTTAAGAATACGATGTTGATATAAAAAGCCAATCAGCTGAAAAACAGACAACTCGCTTTAAAAATGATTAATGACGTTTTAGAGCAGGATAATGAGTTGCCTTACAGTCCCGATAACATGTTATGCTTTCTATCATGATTTCATTTTGCGCGGGTTAAAACGAAAAAAGCCCCTGTCCAATAAACTAGGGTCAGTTCATTAGGACAGAGGCTCTTGCTTTGGTGGAATATGGGTTACAAACTAAAATGCATTATAATAAAACTGTGATCATGATTACGTTTTTAGGCATAAGCTATTTCGAAATCACTTTATTTTGGCTTTCCAAAGAATCAATATAATCCGCATACCACTGCATCATTTCACGTCTTCCTTCTAAATATTGCGCATGGTTATAGGTTCCTCGAATAGAGTTTTTATCAACGTGTGCCAATTGAGTTTCAATCCATGCGCTATTAAATCCTTTTTCATGCAAGATCGTACTCATCGTGTGGCGAAATCCATGCCCTGTCGCCTTACCATTATACCCAATTCGTTTTAATACCATGTTAATACTGGCTTCACTCATTGGTTTATTAACATCATTTCTACCAGCAAAGACAAATTGGTAATTTCCTGTGATTTGTTTAAGTTGATGTAGAGCATCTAAAGATTGACTGGCGAGAGGAACAAGATGTGAACGTCGCATTTTCATTCTGTTTTTAGGTATTTCCCATATACGGTTGTTAAAATCAATTTCAGTCCATTCAGCCATACGTAATTCAACTGTTCTTAATCCAGTCAGCATAAGCAACCGAGTAGCTAAGAGAGTTATAGAGCTGCCAGTGTAATTTGATAATTTTTGTAAAAAATCAGGTAATTCAGTTGCTATTAAGAAAGGATAATGTTGTTTTTCATATCCTTGTAAGGCACTTGCAAGATCTGGTGCTGGATTGTATTCCGCTCGACCAGTCACTATGGCATATCGAAATACTTCACCACAGCGCTGCCTTACTTTGTTGGCAAGTTCTGAAGCACCCCGTTTTTCGATTCGTTGGAGGACAGATAAAAGTTCTAGTGGTTTGATTTCATTTATTGGTCTAGAACCTATATATGGAAAAACATTATTTTTGAATGCACGATTAACATAGTCAGCATAATTTTTAGACCAATTAGAAACTTTTGCGTTATACCACTCTGTGGCAATAGCTTCAAAAGTATTGGTTATCGATAACTTTTTAGCCAGCTGTTCAGCCTTTTTAATTTCTCCAGGATCTTTATTACTGGCTAAAGCTTTTCTAGCTTCATCTCGTTTAGATCTGGCATCAGCTAATGAAACATCAGGATATGTTCCAAATGATAGTTTTTTCTCTTTACCAGCAAATCGGTATTTCATTCTCCAGTATTTTGAACCATTAATATTGATTTGTAGGTATAATCCGCCTCCATCAGCCATTTTATAGGCTTTTTCTCTAGGCTTGGCTGTGTCTACTTGACGTGCATTAAGTGGCATTGGGGGCCTCATTTTATATTGAACAGAATGAGCCCCTATTTAAGCCCCCAATCCTAAGTTGATTTAGGTTCAACTGGGTAGAAGTCGGTTGACTTTAGAATGCTTAAATAAAGGGGTTTTATTGATTATAAAGGATTTTTGTTGAGTTGGGTAGAGTTCGGGAGAGTTAGATATGGTGTCCCCTGCAAACTACGAAATCAGTAGGCAACTATATGAAGTGATTTGATAAAACTTAATGCGTCCTTGCACGATACCCCCAATAATACCACCATTGGATTTTTCGTGGCGGGTTATTGGGATTTTCTTGATTCGATTTCTCGGTTCGATTTCCACTTATTATACTCAGAAAGATACCAGCGGGAAGAGCGACCAAATTTTATCGGCCTTGGAAATTCCTTCTGTCTCATTTTCTTGTAAAAGTATTGATCTGTAAAGCCTGAATCATTAACGATGAATTTCATGTCAATCATGGGGTCTGTTAATGATTTATCCATCATTCCACCTTCATTAATTCATGAATGCCATCTTTAGTTAATGTCCAGCCGATTGGAATATGCAACTTAATAAGGCCTTTCTTCTCAAGTGAAGATAGAGTTCTTTTATTACATAAACGGCCTGAGCCATTATCTACATTTTTTAATGTGCTAATTTGACGCTCTGTTAATTTCATATTCATTCCTCTTCATTGCATCCCTGCGAGTTAAATTAATCCGTTGGCTGCGTTAGTTCGTATGCGGAATTAACATGGTCTTGCTCTACAGCGTAGAATGTTCTATAACCTTGGTATTCGCATTCTTCGCAATTACTGTGGATATCAATAATTGCCTGTTTCAACTTCGCATTTTCTTCTTGTAACTGTTCAATAGTCATATCTACCTCCTGTTTGCATCCTTGCAAATATATCCTTTGGTTAATTCCAGTTTGAAATCTCTTCTTCGATTAAGTCGTCTATTTCGTCGTTAGTGGCTTCTTCATTGAGAAATAAATGAGCTTCGGTCATATATTTTTCTCGGTTCTCGTCAAAGAACTTTGAAAATTCAGGCGACCATCCGTGGCGTTCCCCACTAAAATCAAATTTGGCATTTCCTTCTGCCATATTTAAAATCATCATATCGGCAGTAATGACGCCAGACTCACGACAGAATCCCTTTAAGTCGCGCTTTCTGAAATAGGGTGAAACCTTAGAATCACAAACATGCTTGAATCGCCGCTTCCATTGCTGGATGCAGCGCCCGTGTAAAGTTTTCATGGTTATATCCTTTGGTTAAATCACATAGGGAAGGGTCAGAAGGGAATTTCTTGGTCATCCCAATCCATCGGAGGCTCATTCTGCGGCGCTTGCTGTGGCTGCTGAGGTTGCCGCGCTGGTTGCTGGCTTCCTGCTTGATTGTTGCTATCTTTTCTGTTTGATAGTGGTTGCACTTCACGAACATTAAAAATAGTAGCCGTTCTCTTTTGTCCTGTTTGTTTATCTTCCCACTCTTCAACTTCAACTCTGGCAGTGATACGAATTTGAGTTCCTTTCTGTGTATTCCTATCCATGAATTCTGCTGTTCCTTTCCATGCTTTACAGCGAATCCATGAAGTTTGATCAATCCATTGACCATTGTCGCCTTTCTTTGAATCACCAACAGCTAGGGAAAATTGCATTATTGCTGTTCCGTTAGGTGTATATTTCAACTCCAAGTTCCCGATTCTTCCCGTGAAGTTGCATTGATTCATGTCTTGCATTATTTCTTTCCTTAGCATGTAGTTTCGCGTGTTCTGACGCGGTCAGTATTAACAAGTTATCTGGATGATTATTTAGCTTGTTCCCATCAATATGATGAACATGCTCTCCCTTTTTCATCTTTCTTCCATATTTGTATTCGCAGATAACTACATGAAGATATTTATTTCGATTTATTCCATTAGCGGGGCTATTGGTGAACACCAAATACCCGCCTTTAGATATGGTTAGCCCTCCACCCCAATTATGATTTTTATCTCCAACTCGCTCTCTAAGCTTTTCCTTGGCTGATTCAGGTAATTTTCTCCCCATAGCCGCAATGGATAACTTCATTTTTACATCTGGTTTTGAGTGGGATAGTTTTCCAATTTCTTGGCGTGTTCTTACATCAACATTATTTGATTTGAGCAATCTCATGATGGTGATAGATGCGCAGCCTATTGAATTAGCGATTTCAGTAGCAGATAGCCCTGATTTGTATTGGTTTTGTATTTCATCGATATTAAGTCGTAATTTTGAGCCTGAGCACTTCTTGGAGCAAAATCGCCTATCATTCCATTGGTTATCACTTAGCCTAGTTGCTCTTTCGAATGCAGAGCCGCACCACTCGCAGACTTTACTATCCATTAAGAAGCCTCAGCATATTTAGTTAACTTTTCTATTTCTTCCTTGAGTTCATTTAAGAATTTACGAACTTCTTGTTCGATTTCTTGTGCTAGATCGTCATTAAAAACAATCCGTGTTTTGAAATAGGCGAGGTTTACTGGAAGGCGATTGTCGTAGCTGACAAAGTCACACCATTTGCGTCCCGTGCACATCATTTGCCCGTGCATTTGCAATAGATATTCAGTCTTAGGCTTTCCTGTCCTAAGCGTTTCTAGGTGAGTTGCAGTGTTTGGGCATTTGATTTCAATAAGTCCATCTTCATCTACCAACCCATCAGGGCTAGCTCCGAATCCTTCGATAGATGGGTGATGGATAAAGCCTGTTTCTGTCACTGTGGCGTCGAACTCATTGAGGCAATACATTTCCCTTGCAACTGCCTCAAGTTCGTTACCGCGCTCCATGATTGCTGATTTAAAAGACTCTTCCTTTTGTCCTGTTAGCGTTTCGCAAATTAGCTGAGCCATATAATTTCTACGAGTTGCTCCGCTTCCTTTTGCCATTACTTTTGATAAGTTACTGGCGGTAACACATCCTAGTCTTGCCGCATACCATTCGTCAGTTCTCTGCTCCACTTGGCACCTCGGTAAATTCAGCATCGATGGCTATAGAGTTTTTAATTCGTTCCTTTTCAGCGGATCCGATAATGGTTCGCTCATCCCCTGATAACTCCGTCCATAATTGTTTAAATGCGTCCATTCCTTTGGCTGCTGCCGCCTCGCATTTAGCGATTAGTTCAGCTCTTTTTTCGTGGCTTTCTTGCCCATTAATAACACCAGTTGGCGTGTTTTCGGTGATTCTCTCGGCTTCGTCTTGGTCATAAATACCAGCAAAGCCAAAAGCCAATCGAGCACATTGAATCATTGCTTTGTGCCGTAACATCCGTTTTGGGTGCGACTTCCAAGGCTGAGTGTTTCTATTACATTCATCCATATACTCAGTAACTGAGGTAGGGTGGTTTCTATCTTTGCGATAAATTTTGCAGGTGCATGAGTCGCCATCCATAACGAACTCCATACCATCGAAATTTTTATTCTCATTAATAATGCGTGACCAACCATCAACACCAACAACTGGAACAATTCCTGTTCTATCTGGGAAGGCGTAAATTTCTTTAGTCCAAGGGTTTAAGTTGTATTGATTGGCGACAATGAGAAGTGACAGAAACTGCTGGTCTGTTGCTTCGGCTTTAAATGCCGTGGATTTCAATGTTTGAATTAGGTCTTTCTCATCAATAGCCAACTCTAACTTTTTGGCAAGTGAGCCAGCCATTGAAACTAGTGAGTTACTCATATTTTTCCCTTTGATTATCTCAGTAAGTTTTCAGACTTAGCGGCTTTAAATAATCCATTCCAAATGCCATTAAGTTCAGATTCATTAAGTTTTTGTATTAGATGCGGAGTTTCATCCATGACCGCATCATAAAACCGCTGAGCCATTTCATTTATTAGCTCATCATCCTGATTTGCTAGGTGCTCACGGTCTGGAATGGTGACGAAATTTTCATACTCTGAAATTCTCATGCTGCGTCCTCATACCGTTCCCTGAGTATCTTCTCCAACAGTTCCCTTGTTGGATTTAAACTCAATATCAGCCATTCCATGGCGTTGGTTTCTATCCTTGTGTGTGAATCAAACTCAAGCGATATTCGTTGCCCTCTGTGCGCTGCTGGCTTCGAATTCAAATAAATAGCATCGCTTTCTATTTCAATTGTTTGCATACATCACCTCACAAAAGCAGGGAGAAGGAAAAATATAAATATCAAGATTGTTGCTACACAAAATCCGGAACTTGGCTTGTTCTTGATAGCTTGTGGCTTGGTAGGTCTAACCATGCAAACGTCTCGCATTGCACGGCTGTATTTATTTTTTGCTTGCATGATTAATCCTCACTTATCGATTGATAGCGATTGTTATTGAAAGTGTTCTGGTGTTGGTGCGGTGGGTTACTGCTAGATGATGCCTAGGGATATAAATCTGTTATTTACTTCTGTAACTAGCTGAATATGTTCATTTACATCAATATCAGATTCATTACAGTATTCTGTAAACTCGGCATCTGTAACTGAGCCTGTCCCGCTGCAAATCTCACATTCACCTCCGCTTTTAACCTTGTGAAATTCATTGTGACCACAGCATGGGCAGCCGATGCGACCTATATCATGAAATCCTAATGCTTGTATAAAACCATGGTCTGGATTGGTGCATGTTTCCTTGCCGTCTCCGCAGCATTCAGGGCATATCATAATTAATTCCTTATGTGCGTATTCCTCACTATTAATAGCGATATGAAATGTGTTGTGGTGGGTTACTGCTGACCGAGGGCTTTTGAGATTGCTGCTTTGGCTTTCTTCATCATTTTTTTATGCTTAACTGGAGCGCTTTCACCGACATCCATTTCGTATCTCTCCATTGCTGAAATAAGCTCCCCGAGAGACTTTAAGAGCTCAGGCGCTGCCGCGATTAGATTTGCATCATGAATTGACATGAACCCGCTTATTTCAAAGCCTGAGTTTGTTCCTGTGTCATGAAAGCCATTTCCTGATGCTATATAGTGATATTCATGAGTCGCGTTTGGGTTCGATTCATCGGTTACTTTCCATGGTGAGCGTGTGCCTTTAAACTCCATATCACCCCCTAGCCTTTAACATTGCATCTGCCATGTCATAGGCGTTTCCTGCCACCCACTCAAGAGTCGAGCTTGTCAGGGTGTCAATTATTGCAGGGTTGGTTAAAATCCCATTCATAGCTTCAGCCGCTAAATAATCCCTAAAAGAGATATCAGCCAACATCAATTCTTTAACTTCTGCTTTATCTGTCATACTCCCTCCGTTATTAACTAAACACGATGCTAGTTAAGCCGCTTTTTCAGTTGGTAATCCGATAATTTCATTTAGCTTTTCAACTTTAAGTGCGGGCAGTTGAATCGATGCCTTTTCGACATCTTTCGGTAAAAGTTCTTTAGCTTCAGGCCAGATGGTTAATAGGCGTTTTACGGTAGTGCATGATTTTAATGCGGTACTAACATTCACTTTAACTTCGCAGTATTTTTTATCTAACTTGGATTTCTTTTCTTCCAGTTCTAAGAATTTAATACTTAGCGGATGGTCAGCTGCAAATCTGCATTTTGATTCACCTGGAGTCAGGAGTTGAGTGCTGGTATTGATTCCGTAGTTAAGACGTTTTCTCATGCCGCCAAATGATGGATATATTTTGTAATCAGTATCATTGTAGATATAAACACAACCATCAGTAAGTTGATTTAATTCATCTGATTTTTTCACTAGCTCTTGATGGAGAGATTCTGCTTTGTCGGCTTTCTCCTTGCCACCAAGCGCTTCAATACGTACATCTAAAGCTAATTTGTTATATTCTAGGTCTAACTCTTTTTGCTGCTGAACAACGCCAGATTTCTCTAATGCGTTTTGCGTGATAACTTCTTTCAAGCTATTTGTTAAACGTGTCATATCTCTATCTCCTATCTATTAATCAACTCACCACAGCCCACCGCAATGGACTGTAATTAGTTAACTCATAGCTGCCCATTCTCTTGCTTGCTTGCGATTTAGCAGCGCCATTTCTACTGCTAATTTCCGAGCTTCTGGGAATGACCTCTTTTTTGCTTTTGCCATTTCCATAAATTTTCTCTGAGACTTTTTACACTCTTGTTCATATAGTTGTGGAGTTGTCATATTTACCTCTGTAATGGACTGTAATTAGTTAACTGTGCGCCAGAACGTATGCTATTTTTTCAAATTCAACATCTAAGTCATGAGACATCTTGCTAATGAATTCACTACCTTTAAAAGTTGAACTCATTTGATTGTTAAACCAGTCCTTAAGCTCTGTGAATGCAGGTGCTTCATCAGGTTCAGATATCACAGTTGCGGCATTAGCAACCTCTCCACATATAGGGCACTGTTTGTATGAATCGGGTTCGCCATCCCATATTCCAGATGAATATAGGTATTTCGCGCCTTTTGGTATCTTCCTATGGCATTCACAGCACTTATGCTCTTTCCTTGCTGTCCTATAAACCTGATTGAATGCTTGTGGTAAATCACACATATTCATCCCCTTGCTGTGATGCTTCCATCACTCATAATCGGCTTGCGTAGTCGTGGTTGCTTGCTTGTGTCTGGTGCTGATTTTAGTTCCAGTACCAAGTTTGCTATCGGGCAGTCCGTGCCGTTATATGCCGTATGAGGCTTATTTCTACGCTCGGCGATCCATGCTTCACGTCGTTTTAAATTCCATCGTTGTTTAGAGTTCATATTTCCTCCGTAATGATTGCCTGAACTGTCTTAACCTCATCAGGCGGCTGAGGTTCCTAACTTTCCACGGTTAAGGAATACTGATATATTGGTTATTCCACGGTAAAAAATAAGGAATGTTTATGTCAGATAAAATCAATGAGTTATCTTTAAAAGAGCTTTCGGATAGAATTGATAACTTAGAAGCTGAAAAAGATGCTTTGGAAGTTATTCTTGCCATGACTCTTCATGAGCTAAGCAAAGAACAGAAAGAAAAAATTAAATTTAACTCCTATGAATATCATGACGCTATGAGCAAACTAGGAAACCAACGAGTTATTGATGGTACTAACGTGCGTCACGAAGCACTTGGAAAAATTCTGAACGCATTGCGCGACAAGTAGCTTCTATTGACTTATTAACGATAGAAAAAAGCATATCTGCATCTTTTTTGGATATGCTTTCAAATAATGCTTGCTTTGGTTCATTTGATTTTTGGCTGGTTGTAATATCATCGCCTATATATTCAATTAATTCATCTAAACCGCCGCCAATTGTTAACTTAACTCCATTTGAAAGATAGATGGTTACTTCAAGTTTTCCATCTCCTACATCAGTCTCACTAATGGCAACAATTGCTTCTTTCTTCAATAAAACTCTTCCGTAATGGAGTGTTTTTATATCTACCATACTAATCTCCTTTGTTATTCAACCTAGCACCCTCGTAAAGACGCTAGAGTAAATATTGTTATTCGATAAACTGTTGTATTTCTGGCATTATTGACTCGACAGCTTTATCAGTCGCTTCTTGATCTATTGCCTCGAAATACTTGTCCCTTAGTAATTTCGCCTTGTTGAAGCTTTCCTCACAGTCGTCATCGAATTTAAAAGAGGGTCCGAATTCAACTTGAAATTTTTCTTCAGGCCAACAGAAATGAACTGATAATTTAGACTCTTCAGGGTCTTGATCTTTTTTTACTAAAATCTGCCTGCCATGTGATATAAACTCTTTAAACCATACTTCCATTTTTATCTCCTTGTGGTTACTTACCATAGCCCACTCGTTGAATGAGCTATAATTAGTATTTGAGTCAGCCCCACAGGTGTTATGCCCTCCGCTTTGTTCACTATGCTTGCGTATGTCTTGCCTCGCTTGTAGCACCTATCCATGGTGTAGCAGGGAGTGATCGCACTACGCACCGTTTCTCACGTTGTAGAGCTGACTTTCCAAATTGTTAAAGAACATTAGGCTGTATTTCATGTTGCTTGCCTTCGATGGGATTGATAATACAAGCATTGCTTTATTAAAACAAGCGTTACTTGTGTTTTATTTTGTGGTAACACTGCTTTTTCTTGATATTTGCTTGTTTTTTCAGGTAATTTATTTTCAAAAATTATTTATCTTGCGAGGAAAATCACACTAACGGGGAATTGCGGGCACAAAAAAGCCCTCGCGGGGAGGGCTGAAGATACATTGTTATTCACTTTGATTTAACAATTAACTCTTTTATGTCACTGATATTCTTGTTTGTTTCTTTAAAATTTTCATCTAGCTTTGACTCCACTCTATCGATGCGTGAGTCCATCTTGTCAAATAGATTATCAACTCGTGTAAACCTATCGTTAGCTCTATTCTCCATGAGTGTCATGGCTGCGGTTAACTCTTGCTTGCTTGATTCTATTGAGGCTTGCAATTCCTTTCTAACTTCATTGTTTGAGTTGCTTATATGATTAGATAGCGACCATATAATTGAGCCAATAGTTACTACCATAGCCCCAATAAAGCCTAAGATTGCTATAGCAAATTGAGTTTTAGTCATTGAAAACATAATACCTCCATTTGCTTTTTGAGAATTTTCATTTTTTCCGTATGGATTGTCTACAACAATAATTTGCTGTGGATAGTATGATGTATTATGCCTAGTTAGGTCAATACTTCTACTGGGGATATATGTCCCTGCACTAATTTCTAGTTGCTCTTCTGGTTTTTTGAACTTATTCCGTGGTTGATCCATCAGAGCTCTCCGGTTTCGCTTTTTCTTTAGATGCTTCCTCAATGGACTCTTGAACACGCTGATAATTAAATAAATTAATATACCCGCAGTTAACACATGTCATTACCAAGATATTTAACTCGGGAGATTGGAATAGTTGGTTCTGAGGTGCGTCATCACTCTCTATTCTTGGTGTGCCTGGAAGGGTGGGAACAATATGTTTTCTTATTTTTCCATCAGCTCCTTTAACGGCAGCGTTCTCTGGGGTGTGTAAATCCCACTCTTCACAATTGCAAACAGGACATATATGACTAGCTGACAGCCTGTTAAGGTACTCCGCAAAATCTTTAAATGTTATTATTTTTTTCTCACTCACACTAACTCCTTTTTATTGATCCCTAAATATTAAAACTCGTCGTCACTCTGCATTGAAAATCGAAATCCAAGCCCAAGGCTCTTCTGCAAACTGTAATACTGCTCCAACTGCTAGCGCTATTATCAACATAACAATCAGTAGCTTATTTTTACTGATGAGTTCTAATAATTTTTTCATATCGAACCCTCGCTAACTATCAAAAGCAATCAGTAACAATAGAATGATATCCAGCACCGCTATAACAACTAGCAGTATCATTATGTTAGCGTTGGATATCAGCTCTAGCAGTTTCTTCATATTAAAACGTGTCGTCAGGCCACTGGCTATATGAGCATTACAGACATATTGAAGACCCTGCCAACTACTCTTACTTTTTCGATGTCGATAGTTTCATCAGGATAATCAATAGAGTTGTAGCTACGGATAGTCAGCTTTCCTCCTGGCTGTCTAAGAAGTATTTTTACCCTCAAAAGGTCTTCTTGCTCTATAAAATAGATCCCACCATCAACAATGGTTTTATCCCCCATATTTACAAAGACCGTTGTTCCACTGGGGATTACTGGCTCCATGCTGTCACCATGAACAGGGAATGAAGCTACATCTTTGGCTGATATTCCATATCTTTTTAATGTTGACTTAGAAAACCTTAATTTATACCCATTGTTATCACTACCGCCGTTGCTTCCATTTCCTGCCGCAAGCTCTATGCTTTTGTAGTATGGGATTTCCACTTCATCATCATTTAATGGTGTCTTACTGTCCCATGTATCAACTTCTCTTGATTTAAAGTCTTTGGCTGGTACCCCATCTTTTTTAGCAGTACCAAATAATAACCACTCAGCATCAACGCTAAGTATTTCTGCTATTTTCATTACCCTATTTTTTCTAGGTTCAGTGCTTGTTTCCCACTGTTGAACAGATTGAGGGGTAACCCCCAATTGCTGAGCTAGTTCAGCTTGGGTCATTTTTTTTGCAAGCCTAGCCTGCTTGATTCTTTCATGCATAGTTTTCATGCCTTAAATATACAAGCTTGGCTTTTATTCTGCTAACAAGTTAAACTTGCAAAAGTAAAGTAATGCTTGTATTATTCTTGTGTTATCTAGTAAAGGGAAATTGTTATGAACGCATTGGAAACAACAATCAAAAAAGCGGGTGGCGTCCCCGCACTAGCAAAGCTGCTAAATATTAGTGATCAGGCAATTCGCCAGTGGGAGCAAAAAGGCCGCATTCCACCTGCCAGATACGCGCAAATTAATGAATTATTTGGGATTCCTTTTGAGTATCTCGCCAAAGATAAAAAGTAACCCAATATCGCTCTTTAACAATATCGCCCAAAGCTCCTGCATCAGGAGCAATACACACTCACAGGATCGTGAGCAACGGACTAACTACGTCAAAAGGAATTTAACAAATGGACTACGCAAAAACTATAAACATCACATGTAAGCCTGAAATTCTCGAAAGTTACTTTTTTAAGAGAATGCTAGACGAAGGTAATAACTCGTTCGCTAGTGAAATGGGAATACATCCAACAGCATCAAGCCGAGAAAAGAATCGGATATTCAAACTAGCTTGTAAGGCAATAGCTCATTACGGGCTACCTGCGGATGCTGTATCAATGCCTGAGAATTCTAGAAGCGTAGTGATTGAAGGTGACTATGCAGAACGATTAATTCAGGCGCTGGAAAGAAAAGGGAAGGTAAAAAGAAATGCCTCAAATCTGGCACAAGATGAGGCTCAAATTGAACTACTTTAAGGAATCAATAATTGCAGGAGTAATTATACATGAATATTAATTACACAACAAATCGATATGGAGGTCGTTATGAATGTTGTTAAGCATGTGGACTTTGCTAACAAACAACTGATACCAGACAAACCAGAGGTTAAGGTGGCTGATCTTGATAATGGCTACCTTCGGGTAGCAAATGAAATTCAAGATGCTCTGTGCGCTCTCCAACTAGCAGGTAGGGAATGGCAGGTATTAAATGCCATTATTCGATTAACGTGGGGATGGCAAAAGAAAGAGGACAGAATACAAAACATCTTGATTGAAGAGAAAACTAAGCTAGGTAGAAATCCTGTATCTGAATCGGTCGGAGTGCTTGAAGCTAGAGGGATTATTCACGTTAGACGAATAGGCCAAAATCGATACATTTCTATCAATAAAAACGTCTCAGAATGGGTATACACGAAAACAAGGAAAACTATCCCTGAAAACAGGGATAACCATCCCCGAAAACGTGTAGCGGTATCCCAGAAAAAGGGGATCACCAAAGACATTCTTTCAAATACATTAAAAGATATTAATAACTCTTCGTCCGAGAATTCTAACGAATCCTCTGACCGACCATCTGAAAAGGTTTTAGCTGTTAAGCCTGATCCGGTTGTTAGCTCACCCAAAGGTAACAAGTGGGGAAATGCTGATGACCTGAAAGCGGCTCAATGGATTTACTCACAAGTGTTGATAGTTAGCCCAACAACCAAAGAGCCAAACTGGTCAACTTGGGCTAACGATGTTCGACTGATGAGACAGCTAGACGGACGCACCCACCAAGACATTTGCAAAATGTTCAAATGGGCGAACAAAGATTCGTTCTGGTGTAGCAATGTTTTATCGCCAGCAAAACTTCGTGAGAAGTGGCCAACACTGGTTATTCAAAGTCAGCAGCCAAACCGAACTCAGCGAGTAGCAGAGCAAGCACCAACCCAAAGCTGGAATACTCGTGAAGCATGGGAGAATGAATTTATATGAAACCTAATCTGGCAACTGCAATCGCTAATCGTGATGCAGGCGCACTGGCTAGAATGGCTCAAAGCAGTACGCCGCAGAAAGTAGTAAATCCCCAAGCCGAGCAACTAGTCGATGTGTTATTCCGAAACCTAAAACAAATCTTTCCTGCCGCAGTAAACACCATATTCAAAAACGAAAGCGACGAGCTAGCAGCTAAGCGCCAGTGGATCGCCGCATTTGCTGAAAATGGAATTACTACCCGTGAGCAGCTTCAAAACGGGATGCGACACGCAAGGGCAAGCGATAATCCATTCTGGCCAGCCGTCGGTCAATTCATCAAGTGGTGCAAGCAGGAAAACTTTACTCAGCTTGGATTACCCACCGAATCCGAACTATACGAAGTATTCAAAAAGTATTGCTCGGAGCGAGGCTGGCGTAGATTTAATTGGCCATCAAATGCCTGTTACTGGATTGTCACTAAAGTTTACTCAGAAATGCGAAGCCGCAACCTATCGGACTCAGAGGTTATAAAACTTTGTGCATCTGAGTTAAAAGTTATGGCCAACAAAATCAAATCAGGCGAGAAGATAGCCGATCCGATATTGCAGCTAGAAAGTGCAGTAATACCCACTAAACGCGACAAAGCGCTATCAATCATTGCTGACCTGAAAAGCAAGCACGGATTCAAGTAACACACCAAATTATAAGGACTTCTAGATGAGCATATTATTTCACAAGGATTACCCATATTCAGATTTAGATAACTGCTACAAAAATTATGAGCTGCTAATTGATAGCCAGCAATGGGTAAACCACCCACTGGTAGACACTGCAGATCATCCAATCAAAAGAAAAGCAACGCGATTGATTAGACAAATGAACAGGTGTTTTCCAAGAGGCAAGGCATACATGCGAGTTAGCAAGCGTGAGTTTATGGCGGGCAATTAAGCGAGGTGTTGAGTGATGAAAGGGACAACTAGCACAGCTCTGATGTGGATGTACGCAGCAGAAAGAATGAGTCGAAAGTTAAAATATGTGAAAAGCGGCAGAGGCAAAGTTGATTACAACCGAAAACTGTATAAGCCATATCGCAGTGAACGAGTTTTAAATCGACTCATGAAGCTAGATGCCGCTGTATTTTTTAAAGCTATTAAATCTAGCCAGAGGGAGGCATCTAATGCAGGGAACTAATTGGGTTAAGTGTTCCGACAAAATGCCGCCAGATGACGCATCGGTTTTGTGTTGTGATATCGATTCACTATCGGGCGAAATGTTCATTGCTGATTACATCAAGGAATTTTCTTTTGGTAAAAGAACTGTTTTAACAGGTTTCTACCGAGGCAATCGCCAACGACCAGTAACACACTGGATGCCACTCCCACCAATGCCAGAGGGTGAATGATGAACATCACCAAATTACCCATCGATAAAAAATTCCAAGCCAACGGAGAGCTATCTAAACGCGTGCTTGAATTAATTCACGAATACGACGGTGAAATAAGCTTGGCAGAAGCTGTTGGAGTTCTTGAGATTGTTAAGTTAAAACTAATTGATGAACAGGAGAGCTAACAGTGAGTGATAAATTAAAGTGTCGCCGTTGTCGCAAAGTATCAGAACTAAAAGAGCTTAAGAAAATACAGAAAAATGACTGTGTTGTTTTAGTATGCCCTAACTGTAATTGCAGAAACTTCAACAACGTGTCACAGGGAAAATGAGCAGGAGGTTAAATGTCACTAAAGACATACTATCTCAGTAGTAAAAACATCAGACAGAACGCCATCGAAGCAATACAAAACCTACCAATAGATTCAACCAAGCCCTACGAAGTCAAACTCTCCGAACCTAAACGAACCAAAGCACAAAATGACCGCATGTGGGCAACTCTTACTGATTTGTCTGAGCAGGTTATGTGGCATGGCCAGCGGTACGATAAAGAGGATTGGAAGGACTTAATCACCGTACTGAATAAACAGGTCAATGGTGGTGCTCAACGGTCGGCTGTCGGGTTAGGCGGCGGTATTGTCTACTTCGGTGAACGTACTAGCAAAATGCGAGTAAAGAAGATAGCTGATGTTATCGAATGTGCTCACTGGTTCGGTTCACAAAATGGCGTGAAATTCACTGATGACGCAAAGAGAGAGCTGGAGTGGGCGCAACGCATCGGTGACAAACAGAAACTCAAGGAGCAGCAAGAGAGATGAACATTGTTATAGCGGAGATAATTGCTAAAAATTTCAAAGTTGGCGATGTGGTGACATCTGTCATTGTCAGAGATTTAGATATCACACTTGCAGAGTGGGAGTTAGAGAAATGACAGAAGAACGCAACGGAATTTACCTAAGAATCGATGGTGATCAATATCGGCATATTTGGGCAGTTGGAGATATTCACGGATGCTTTGATTTACTAAATGATAAGCTACAACAAATTGAATTTGATAAAGAAAAAGATTTATTAATTTCAGTTGGTGACTTAATCGATAGGGGTGATCGAAACGTAGAATGCCTAGACCTGATTAATGAAAAATGGTTTAGGGCTGTACGTGGTAATCATGAGCAAATGGCTATTGATGCTTTGTTTAACGGCGGAAACGTCAACAACTGGATTTACAACGGTGGCAATTGGTTTTTCATGCAGGACTACGATAACGAAGTTTTGTCTCGAGCCTGTTTAGCCAAAGCGGAGAAACTACCACTCATTATCGAAGTAAATGCTGATGGCAAAAAGACAGTCATTGCACATGCTGATTATCCATCAGATGAATACACGTTCGGCAAACCAGTAGATGGGCAATATGTAATTTGGAGTCGTGAGCGCATTAGTAACAATAACGTGCGTGAGATTAAAGGCGCTGACCTATTTCTATTTGGCCACACGCCAATGCCTAAAGGTGCTGTTAAACGAGCTAACCAAGAGTATATCGACACTGGCGCGGTGTTTGGCTATGGACTGACATTAAGGAAGATAAAATGATTAGAACCAGACACGTAATTCTATTCTTTTTGATTGTTACTTTAGTGATGGGGTTTACGGGGGTATAGATGACGAAGCCGAAAAAATCGGTGCGACGAAAGTGTAAAATATGCAGAACAATATTTCATCCGTCGTACTTTAATGTCTGGTGGTGCTGTCCTGAGCATGGCGCTGAATATGCTATCCAATTAAGGAGCAAGGAAAGAGAAAAGGCAGAGAGAAAATTAGCTAAAGAACGAAAGCAAAAAGAAATGGAATCCCGCGATAAACTTAAAATCAGAAAACTAGCAGTAAAACCCCGCAGTTATTGGATTAAACAAGCACAACAAGCCGTTAACGCATATATCAGAGAAAGAGACCGTGATTTGCCATGCATATCATGCGGAACGTTTCAATCTGCTCAGTGGGATGCTGGTCATTATCGGACTACCGCTGCGGCTCCACAACTGAGATTCGATGAGCGCAACATCCATCGGCAATGTGTTGTTTGTAATCAGCATAAGTCGGGGAATCTAGTTCCATATCGCGTAGAGCTGATTAATCGAATAGGGCGCCAATCCGTTGAGTCTATCGAGTGTGACCATGAACGGCATAAATGGACTATTGATGAATGCAAAACCATCAAAGAGGTTTTTAGGAAGAAATTAAAGGAGCTTAAAGATGGCTAGTTACAAATATAAGAGCCTTAACGTTGCCGTAGCTGTCGCTAGGAGACTAACAAGGGAGTCATTAAACACCTCATATTACAGTGTTGTCCAATTGCCGATGGGAGTTTTAACGGTTCAAGCAACGAGAGATGCAAAGAAAAGAAATAAATCAATTGTTTATTCAGTAGGTTGCGATAGGCATCACACAGTATTGCCGGAGGTAAGATGAGCTACATCGGAGAGAAAGAGTTAACGAAGGAACAATTCGACTGGCTTAACGGGTGGCTTGAATTGTGGGGAGCTTGGGTTCACTCAGGGCGATTGAATGTGCGTATGATAAATATGATTTATAAATTCATGCAAACAGTCGAGCCAAACAGTACACCATCCAGACCAATGTGCAGTGACGATGAAGGAATGTTGATTTCTCAGGTCGTAGATTCAATCATCGCCACTGACGAGCAGGCTTATAAAATATTGCTCAGCTATTACGCATGTGGTGCTTCTAAACTTTCAATATCATCTTACTACCATAAGGTTGCAAAACCCCGCAAAATGCAAACGAGAGGAGGAAATAGGCTAAAAAAACCATCTTTCGGAACTTGTAGGAATGAAGTAGACGAAAAGTTAAAGGCTTGCCAATGGCTGTTGTATGAACCTCTGCGAAATGCAATGAACAATCGTAAACGTGTAGCGAAAATAAAGAAAATAAGCGAACTTTGCTATTGACATGTTATAGCAAATTAGCAATACTTATCAGGTAAGCTGCCTTAACTGTTCTTAGGTTGGCTTAACCAGATTAATAGAGCCTCACTTCGGTGGGGCTTCTCTATAATGGTAAGGTGCGTCTTGGTGAGTAACATCACCCTTGCTTAGCATGGAGGCCGCATCTTAACCATTGTGGAGAATGCCAAGGCTGATTGGCTACGATGAAAAAGCAGTGTAACGAGTCATTCCCGTATTTGCGGACTGCATGACACGCAGGAGTTCAGCACCTGCATCCACAATTAATTCCAACCTGTAAGTAATCCTTACAAGTTCAATTTCAAGAGGTCGCCTAGTGCGGCCTTTTTTCTTTTTTAGGGTAATTATGAAAATTTATATTGCAGGTCCTATGTCAGGGTTGCGTGATTGTAATCGCCCTGAGTTTAATCGAGTGGCTGATATACTCACCAAGAATGGTGATGTTGTGCTAAATCCTGCAATTCTCCCTGATGGGTTATCACAGGCTGACTACATGGCTGTATGTATTGCAATGCTTCAGCGGTGTGATGCAATTTTAATGCTGAATGGGTGGCAGGGTAGTGAGGGGGCTAAGGCTGAACATGCATTAGCTAAAAAGCTAGGATTAAAGCTCCTTACATTAAATCAGCCATTCTTTCCGTAACAAATACGCCGCCACAGAATTCTAATCACACACACTTAATTGACGCATAGAGATTGTGCGCGGCTATCTATTAACTAAATTCCTCCACTAAGGAGGCGGTATGGCACGAATGGATGATAAAGACCTAAAAGTCGGTGCAACCGCATGGGGTGTCATATTGGCTATCTCACTGTATGGCGGTTTAGCGCGTTACATAATTGACAGCAAGAGGAATGGTTATCCGTTCAGTTGGTTCGGGGCATTGTCTCAGATGGCGGTATCAGGGTTCACTGGTGTGCTTGGTGGGCTAGGCGCTTTAGAGTCAGGTGCTTCAATGTACATAATTCTATTTGCAGCTGGAATGGCTGGCGCAATGGGTTCAGTAGCTCTTGATTTCTTTTGGGCTAAATATACAGGCGGTAGGAAATGAGTAGGAAAATAGCACGCGGTGAGCGCAACAATAACCCAGGCAATATACGTCATGGTTCAAAGTGGCAAGGGTTATCGTCTACACAAACAGACAAAGACTTCTGCCAATTTATCTCTCCTGAATATGGTATCCGAGCAATTTTCGTATTAATGCGAACTTATGAAAAGAAATACGGACTATGCTCGGTTCGCCAAATTATCAATCGTTATGCTCCACCAAACGAAAACAATACCGAAGGCTACATTCAACGAGCAGCAAAAACGCTCGGCGTTAGCCCTGAAGATTGCCTGACAGTGAACGACAAAGAAGTGGCTATTGAGCTATCGAAAGCAATTATCGCAATCGAGCTTGGCTATGCCGTTCCTTACTCTGATGCTACGTTCGAAAAAGCGTGGAGCTTACTGTGAACAGCTTAAAATCATGGCTCCCCGTTCTGTTGTGGGGTGGGTTGTGTATTGCTTTGTTCTTTTCGACTAAAGAAATGATTGAGCTTAGTAAAGAGAATAAAGACCTAAAGAAAGCAAACAGTTCTCTCGTTGCTGAAATGGCAGACTACGAAAAGCGCATTAACTCCCTACACGAACTCGACACCAAACACACAACGGAACTCGCAAATGCAAAAGCTGAAATTGACCAGTTGCGTATTGATGTTAGCAATGGCGCTAAGCGCGTGTACGTCAACGCCAAGTGTCCAAAGCCCGAAGCGAATACCTCCGAAAGCGGAGGCAATGAAAGTTCCGCACGACTTAGTGAAGCAGCTGAACAAGATTATTGGCGTCTCAGAGAAATGATGGCTGAGAACGAAAAGCAAACTTTGTATTTGCAAGATTACATTAGAACGGAGTGTTCACAATGAGCGTATTCAAAAAGATATTTTGCAAGCACGAATATATTTTAAAACGTCAAATATTCGGCGATGAAATCAACTACCTGAATGGAAAGCGTAGTGAATGGCGATGTGCAAAGTGTGGCAAGTTTAAATATGGAAGATATCTAACAGAGCTTTAAGAAAACAATACGGGAAATTGAACAACAACGAGCCTCCAATTAGGGGGCTTTTTAATGGAGAAATATCATGGCAACACAAGGCTTCGATAAACCATCTCAATTCCGTGAAGAGTTGGATAAAAGCATTCCAAAAGAATAACCCCGACAAGGTAAGCGTCGCATTGTCGCTGTCTCATATGTTAGCTATGACCCATCTTCCTTTTGTGGGTAGCGCATACTGAGAATCAAAAACAATGAATCCGGCACTAATTCATAGCGTAGTAGCAACGTCAGCTATCGGAGAAGAAACGGCGTGACTATGGAGAGACATAATTAACCCTACACAGATAAGGTAACTAAATGACTACGATTACAGCAGAAGAACAAATGATACTTGATATATTGCGGTTAGTTATGAATGACACCGCAGCCGCGCAAGCAGCTATTGAGTTCATTGATGGAAACGAACGGCGTTACGAGTTATTCAAAGACCAGTGGAAACACGCTGGAAGTGAATGTACATCGGTATCACGAGCACAGAAAGCGGTTCAAATGTGCAAAGAAGCAGAGCTGCTATTTCCAAAATAGTTAATTACACAGCTCATTTACGAGTGGGCTGGATAATTGATTAAAGGAGGTCACTGTGACAAAGAAAAACAAAGGTGGTCGCCCGTCTGATTATATGCCAGAGACTGCTCATGATATCTGTGCAAAGCTTGCAGAGGGGGAGAGCTTACGCTCTGTATGCAATCGCCAAGGTATGCCAAGTAAGGCAACGGTATTTCGCTGGCTATCTGAAAATGCTGAGTTTCGAGACCAATACGCGAAGGCGACAGAGCAAAGGGCGGACGCGTTATTCGAAGAGATGCTAGAAATAGCTGATGATGTACTTCCTGATTCGGCTGAGGTGGCTAAGGCTAAGCTTAGAATTGATACCAGAAAATGGTCATTGGCTAGAATGTCTCCCAAGAAGTATGGCGACAAAGTCACACAGGAAATTACTGGTGCTGATGGCGGCGCAATTCAAATAGAAACATCACCTATGAGTTCATTATTCGGTAAATAGCATGACACAGATAAACCCTATCTTTATGCCATTCATTGAGGCGCACCGTTACAAAGTCGCTAAAGGTGGCAGGGGTAGCGGTAAATCTTGGGCTATAGCTAGGCTTCTCGTTGAAGCAGCGAGGCGACAGCCAGTCCGTATACTTTGCGCTCGTGAATTACAAAACAGTATTAGTGACTCAGTTATCAGGCTTCTTGAGGACACGATAGAGAGAGAAGGCTATAACAATGAGTTCGAAATTCAGCGAACCATGATTAAACACCTTGGCACTGGCGCTGAGTTTATGTTTTACGGCATCAAGAATAACCCGACAAAGATTAAGTCACTTGAAGGTGTTGATGTTTGCTGGGTAGAGGAAGCAGAGGCGGTAACAAAAGAGAGTTGGGATATTCTGATCCCGACAATTCGAAAGCCTAACTCTGAAATATGGGTGAGCTTTAACCCGAAAAACATTCTTGATGATACCTATCAGCGTTTCGTTGTTAACCCACCTGATGATATTTGTTTGCTCACTGCCAACTATACCGATAACCCTCACTTTCCTGATGTATTGCGATTAGAGATGGAGGAATGCAAGCGCAAGAATCCAACACTGTATCGTCATATCTGGCTGGGTGAGCCGGTAAGCGCTAGTGACATGGCTATTATCAAGCGTGAATGGCTAGAAGCTGCTACTGATGCACACAAGAAGTTAGGATGGAAAGCTAAGGGCGCAATCATTGCGACTCATGACCCGTCTGATGTTGGTGGTGATGCCAAGGGGTATGCCATGCGGCATGGTTCGGTTGTTAAGCGAATATCAGAAGGCTTATTGATGGACGTTAACGACGGTGCTGATTGGGCTACTGAGAAAGCCATTCAAGATGGCGCTGATCATTTCCTATGGGATGGTGACGGATTGGGAGCAGCATTACGCAGGCAAGTTACAGACGCATTCACCGGCAAGCAAACAACTGTAACCATGTTCAAAGGTAGCGAGTCTCCTTTCGATGAGGATGCGTTATATCAATCTGGTGCATGGGCTGATGAAGTGGTTAGCGGTGACAATAGCCGAACGATTGGTGATGTATTCAGAAACAAACGCGCTCAGTTCTACTATGCATTGGCTGACAGGCTCTATTTGACATATCGAGCGGTAGAGCATGGCGAGTATGCAAACCCTGACGACATGATTAGCTTCGATAAAGAAGCGATTGGCGAACAGATGTTAGAAAAGCTATTCGCAGAGCTTACGCAAATTCAACGTAAGTTTAATGGTAACGGCAAGTTAGAGCTAATGACCAAAGTTGATATGAAAGTAAAACTTGGCATTCCATCACCTAACTTGGCTGACTCCCTCATGATGTCTATGTATTGCCCTGTGATTATACATGACGATACAGAGATTTACGTTCCATCATCTTCTAGTTGGTAACTATGGCTGAAACACTACAACAAAGACATGAGCGAATAATGCTCAGGTTTGACCGTGCGCACTCACCGCAAGAAGATGTGAGAGCGAAATGCGTCGAAGCAACACGGTTTGCACGAGTGCCCGGTGGTCAATGGGAAGGTGCAACCTCTGCGGGTACTAAACTCAATGACCACTTTGAGAAATACCCCAAGTTTGAAATAAACAAGATAGCTACTGAGCTAAACAGGATCATCAGTGAGTATCGCAACAATCGAATCACAGTTAAGTTTAGACCGGGTGACAAAGAAGCAAGCGAGGATTTAGCCGATAAATTAAATGGCTTGTTTCGTGCCGACTATGAGGAAACTGACGGTGGCGAAGCTTGTGATAATGCGTTTGATGATGCGGCTACAGGTGGGTTTGGTTGTTTTAGGTTAACAACAAATTTGGTCAATGAATTAGACCCGATGGATGACAGGCAGCGAATTTCTATCGAACCAATCTATGACCCGTCGCGTTCTGTTTGGTTTGACCCTGACGCCAAGAAGTATGATAAGTCTGATGCTGAGTGGGCTTTTTGCATGTACTCACTATCTGTCGATAAGTACAAAGCAGAATATAAAAAAGACCCAGCAACGCTAGACATAGGCATTGATAGATCATGGGATTATGACTGGTTCGATGTTGATGTTGTCTATATCGCTAAGTATTACGAAGTAAGAAAAGAGTCAGTCGATGTTGTCAGCTTCCAGAATCCATTTACAGAAGAAGTTGTTACCTACGATAGCGATCAGCTTGAGCAAGTTGGTGATGAATTAGCTGAAATTGGGTTTATTGAAGTGGCTCGCAGAAACGTTAAACGCCGTCGGGTTTACGTATCAGTAGTCGACGGTGACGGATTCCTTGAGAAAGCTCAGAGAATACCGGGTGAGCACATTCCTCTTATTCCGGTATACGGTAAGCGCTGGTTTATTGATGACATTGAGCGAGTTGAAGGGCACATTGCAAAAGCAATGGACGCACAACGCCTTTATAACTTACAGGTATCTATGCTGGCTGACTCGGCAGCGCAAGACCCCGGCTCAGTCCCTATTGTTGGTAAGCAGCAAATTAAAGGGCTTGAAAAACACTGGGCTGATAGGAACTCAAAAAGACCTGCATTCCTTCCTCTTAATGAAATAACCGATAAGCAAGGCAACGTTATCGCGCCAGCATCAGCAATTGGATACACGCAACCACAGCCACTTAATCAGGCAATGGCAGCGTTATTGCAACAAACTAGCACTGATATCCAAGAAGTAACAGGGGCTAGTCAGGCAATGCAACAGATGCCTAGCAACATTGCTAAAGAAACAGTTAATAGCCTCATGCATCGGTCAGACATGGCTTCGTTTATCTATCTGGATAACATGGCTAAGAGTTTGAAACGTGCTGGTGAAGTATGGCTGTCGATGGCTCGTGAAGTGTATGGCTCTGATAGGCAGGTTCGCGTAGTCAATGAAGATGGAACTGACGATATAGCGTTAATGTCAGTGACAGTAAGAGATAATCAGACAGGCGAAATTGTAGCTATGAATGATTTATCTACTGGTCGTTATGATGTAACTGTTGATGTTGGCCCATCTTATACAGCAAGGCGCGACGCCACTGTTTCTGTACTCACTAATCTACTTGCTGGCATGTTGCCTCAAGATCCGATGCGCGCAGTTGTTCAGGGAATTATTCTAGACAACATGGACGGAGAAGGGCTTGATGAGTTTAAAGAGTACAACCGTAGACAATTGCTGACTCAGGGTGTTGTTAAACCTCGTAACACAGAAGAGGAACAAATTGTTGCTCAGGCACAGCAACAGGCGCAACAGCCTAACGCTGAGTTACTCGCAGCACAAGGTGTGTACTTGCAAGGACAGGCAGAAGTCCAGAAAACGAAAAACGAAGAGCTATCCATTCAGGTTAAAGCATTCCAAGCTCAAACAGAAGCTAGGGTTGCTGAGGCTAAAGTTGTACAACTTCTGGCATCTGCAGATAGTACAAAGCGCGCTGAAATTAGAGAAGCGCTTAAAATGTTACATAACTTCCAGAAGGAACAAGGCGACTCATCACGAGCTGATGCCGAGTTAATTCTAAAAGCAACAGATACGCAGCATAAGCAAAACCTAGATGTTGCGAAAACCATTCAATCACAAAATAACCAACAGTCTCCTGCGGACTTCTCGCAGAGTTAAGGAGTAATAAATGGAAAACGAACTGATCATTGATGGTCAGGCTGTACCTATGTCTGAAAATCAGGAACCACAACAGCAGGAAACTACAGAGCAATTAACGCTAGTTAGTGAGAGCAATACCGCTAATAATGCCGAGGATGCTACTGATGATTCAGCTGAAGTAAAACCAGATCAGAGCGTCGAGCAGGAGCAAGATTACTCTTTGCAAATCGGCGATGAAGAAATTTCGTTAACAGATGACGATGATTCTATTGAAGGTCAGCCCGCTCCTCAGTGGGTTAAAGACCTCCGCAAAGGATTTAAAGATACTCAGAAAGAAAACAGTGAGCTAAAGCGCCAGCTTGAGGAAGTTACAGCCAAGCAAGCGCAGGAGCCAGTGGTTAATCATGATGATGTATTGCCGCAGAAGCCTACACTCGAATCATGCGATTGGAGTGAAGAAGAATATGAAAAAGCATTAACTGATTGGCATGAGAAAAAAAGCCGTGTCGACCAGAGCAAGAAAGCCAAAGAGCAGGAGCAGCGTGATTACCAGAACAAAATTCTCAAGCGTCTGGAAGATCACAAACAACGTGCAGCTAAATTACCTGTGAAAGATTACGCAGAGATGGAAGAGGTTGTACGCAATGAAGTTCCAGTATTGCAGCAAGAGATTTTATTGCGCGCTGCCGATGAAGGAACCGAATTGATTGCTTATGCCCTAGGCAAGAACGAAAAATTGCGCCAGCGGCTTACAGCTGAGAAAGACCCTATTCGTGCCGCATTCCTATTAGGTCAAATTAGCCAGAAGGTTAAGCTAGCACCTAAGCCAAAGAAAACACCTAAACCAGAGCCGGAGGTTAAAGGTGGAGCGGGAAGTGTCACGACTGATGAATTAAACAAACTGTGTCCCGGCGCAATTATTGAATAAACAAGGTGTAAAACATGGCTAATAACTTAGATTCAAACGTAAGTCAGATTGTACTTAAAAAGTTTTTACCGGGCTTTATGTCCGACTTGGTTTTATGTAAGACAGTAGACCGTCAATTACTTGCTGGTGAAATTAATTCAAGCACTGGTGAAAGTGTAAGCTTTAAGCGTCCGCATCAATTCAGTTCAGAGCGCACAGCTGATGGTGATATCACTGGCAAAACAAAGAATGGTCTTATTTCAGGTAAGGCGACTGGTCGCGTTGGTAATTACATCACTGTCGCTGTGGAATGGGCTCAAGTTGAAGAGGCGTTAAAGCTAAATCAGTTAGACCAAATCTTAGCGCCTATTCATGCGCGAATGGTTACTGACCTTGAGACTGAATTAGCACACTTCATGATGAACAATGGCGCACTATCACTTGGCACGCCAAACTCACCAATTGCCAAATGGTCAGATGTTGCACAAGCCGCTACATTCTTGAAAGATATTGGCATTAAAGCGGGCGAAAACTATGCAGTAATGGATCCGTGGTCTGCACAACGCCTTGCTGATGCGCAAACTGGCTTGCATGCGTCAGACCAATTAGTGCGTACAGCGTGGGAAAACGCACAGATTCCGGGCAACTTTGGCGGCATCAAAGCGTTAATGTCAAATGGGTTGGCATCTCGTGAGCAGGGTGATTTTGGTGGAACGCTGACTGTTAAAACAGCCCCTACCGTAGATTACACGGCAATTAAAGATTCCTATCAGTTCACTGTAACTCTGACCGGAGCTACAGCAAGCAAAGATGGATTCTTTAAAGCCGGTGATCAGGTTAAGTTCACTGCAACACATTGGCTTAACCAACAAAGCAAGCAAACTCTGTACAACGGCTCTACTGCTATCAGTTTCACCGCTACAGTTCTTGAAGATGCAAACTCTGACGGAACAGGCGATGTGACTGTTAAGTTATCCGGTGTTCCAGTGTATGACGCAGTAAACAAACAATACAACGCAGTTGACCGCAAAGTAGCAGCAGGTGATGAAGTTGTAGTGATCGGTACTGCTAAGCAACAAATGAAGCCTAACCTGTTCTTCAATAAAATGTTCTGTGGCTTGGGTACTATTCCGCTGCCAAAATTACACAGCATTGATTCAGCAGTGGCTACATATGAAGGCTTCTCTATTCGCGTACATAAATACGCTGATGGTGATGCTAACAAGCAAATGATGCGTTTTGACTTGCTGCCTGCTTATGTGTGCTTCAACCCACATTTTGGCGGTCAGTTCTTCGGAAACGTCTAATACCCTCGTTGTTTATTTGGGAGCTTCGGCTCCCTTTTTTATTTGAGGTAAATATGGAACGTAAGAGCGTTTTTGCATGGGCTAATAATGATGCTGGCTATGTACAGGCAGTAATTGTGGCTAGTGATTTTCCTGCATTTAAAGAGCTTGGCTTTGTCGCTTCGGTTGATGAGATTGTTAAGCCAGAACCAAAGAAAGCTAAGGCAACTAAGAAGGCGGAAACAAATGGCAATGACACTGACTAAAGGTGAAATTGTTCTGTTTGCATTGCGTAAGGCTGGCGTTGCTTCTGATGCGACGCTAACCGATGTAGAGCCGCAATCGGTAGAGGATGGCATTCATGACCTAGAAGATCTGATGTCAGAAATGCAAATTACATTTGGCGATTTGGGTTACAAGTTTTCATTAGAAGATGAGCAACCAACACCAGATGATGATTCTGGCTTGCCTCGCAAATACAAACAGGCTATCGGCTACCAATTGTTACTCAGAATACTAACAGATTACGGTCTAGAGCCTACACCAAGACAAGAGGCTTCGGCGGCATCCTCTTATGATGCTTTGCTGCTAGATACTGTTAGCGTTCCGTCTATTGATAGGCGTGGAGATATGCCTGTTGGTCAAGGTAATAAATACACGGCTTTAGGCGTAGATAATTACTATGTCGAAAGGGGGTTTAATGCCACAGGTAAAGATTCCACTGGCTAGAGGTTTACGCAAAGACCCGCACACGGCTGATTATATCGATGGTCTGCCAGTTAATATGTTGGCCACGCCGAAAGAAGTATTGAATGCAGCTGGTTATCTTCGTTCATTCCCTGCGCTGGTAAAACTTCGTGATGTTGATGGAGTGTCGCGAGGCGTACAATTCAACACGAAAAATAGCACCGTATACCGTGTGTGTGGCGGTAAGTTGTATCAGGGTGCAAATACTATCGGTGATATTCAGGGTGAAGACAGAGTGTCACTGGCGCATTCCGGTGTGAGTCAGGCTGTGGCGTTTGGCGGTAAATTAAAACTCTATCGCTACGATGGTGAAGTTAAAGAGTTAACTAACTGGCCAGAAGAGGAAGTAGTCAAAGAAGGCTACACTCGTGATGTTAAAAAGTGGACTCACAAAGCTGGTAATGATGATTTCGTATCACTGACTAAAGATGATATTGACGGCTCGTTAACGCTGAAGATAACCCCAAAGGCATCAGACGGTGTTGTAGGCGAAGTCATTGAGATACCCGAGTATCAATTCGGTGTTAAAAAGTCACAGGATAAACCTGAGGCAGAAAAGCCATATTTGACGGATATTATCGTTAATGGTTTGAAGCGCACAGGGAATAAACTCACGATTGAATACAAGTTCAATTACGACAAAACAATCCCTGATAACACTGTGAAGCCAACTGATACGACTGAGTTTGTAATGACTCAGGAAGTGCTAGAGGTCGTTAACAAATATCCTCAATACGATTTAGGTGAAGTGGTCGATGTTGCTCGTAATCGTGGTCGTTATATCTGGCTACAAAAGGGTGGCGCTCGTTTTGGCATAACCGATATTGAGGATGAGTCAAAGCCTGATAGATATACGCCATTCTACACAGCAGAGTCACAACCTGATGGCATTATTTCTGTCAGTTCTTGGCGTGACATGGTTATCTGCTTTGGCGCTTCAACTATCGAATACTTTTCATTAACCGGTTCAACTTCTGCGACTCAACCAATTTATGCAATGCAACCATCTTACATGGTGCAAATGGGTATCGCTGGTCGCGATGCAAAGTGTAAGTTTGGCGATTCATACGCATTTATCAGCAATCCTGCAAATGGCGCTCCGTCTGTCTATTTACTTGGTTCTGGTACTGCCAGTGCAATATCGACAGCAAGCATTGATAAAATCATCCGTAGCTATACCGCTGATGAGCTATCAGGCGCTGTTATGGAGTCGGTTAAATTTGACGGTCACGAATTGGCAATTATCCATTTACCACGGCATGCACTTTGTTTTGATGGTACGGGCAGTCAGCAATATCCGCAGTGGTGCATCCTGAAAACAGGCTTATACGATGAGCCATACCGCGCTATCGACTTCATGTATGAAGATAATCAGATAACAGTTGGCGACAAAAAGTCTGGTCTGGTTGGTAAGTTAGCTTTCGATAAATCATCACAATACGACCAACAAGCCGAGCACGTTTTATATACGCCAATGGTGAAAGCGGACAATGCACGAGTGTTTGATTTAGAGCTTGAAGCATCAACGGGTATCGCTCAAATCGCTGACCGTTTATTTCTATCTGCAACTACTGACGGAATAAACTTCGGAAGGGAACAAATGATAGACCAAAACGCGCCATTCCGTTACGACATGCGCGCTATCTGGCGCAGAGTTGGCAGAGTGAGAAAGAATATTGGGTTTAAGATTCGGGTTATTACTAAGTCACCTGTAACGCTCAGTGACCTATCGATGAGGGTTGAATGATGGCTAATGAAAATCTATCAACTCCCATTGAAGTTCAAGCGGCTTATATCGTTCCTGATATTTTGCCTAGTAACTTTAGCGAAACATATCGTCGCATTGTATTAAATGGTGCTGAAGATATGGTTAAGGTTGCAGGGCGTGCGAATGAGGCTGGAAACGAGGCGTATCAAGCTCAGTTACGAAATGATGAGCAAGACATCATTCTTGATGACCACGAACTGCGATTAAAGTCAGCAGAAGAAACGCTAGAGCAGCACACAGTACAACTTGCCAATCACGAAACACGCATTACCGCAGCAGAAGAAAAGATAGTTGACCATGAAATAAGAATTAAGGAAGCAGAAGAACGCCTAGATGACCATGAGGCGCGATTAACTACAGCAGAGAGTGACATTGACTACCTTGCAGAGAAGGTGTCTGAAATCGACGCTGATTACGTCTCATTGAGTCGTGAAACTACGCAAAATTTAGCCTCTCCGATTTCTGTCAAAGATTCGTACTCTGTTGATGGTGTCAAGGTAGTTGGCGCTCGTGTTACTGGCTTCACTGCTTCCACTGGTATGGCTTCGAAATCTGGCTTTAATGCTAACAAAACTTACAGCATTGGCTCGACATACGACCAGTCAGAGATTCAGGCGCTTGCTTCGGCTCTCACTGAAACTCGTAAATCACTCAAAGCGCTGGAAGATATGGCGCGGGCGCATGGATTAATCGATTGAGGTAATCATGATTACATTCAAACCAACGCGAAATATCGACTTGATTGAAGCAGTTGGCAATCACAAAGATATTATCGCGGGTAGCAATAATGGTGATGGGTTCGATTACAACGCTAATCAGAAATACTTTGAGGTTAATGTTCATGGTCAATTTGGTGGCATTGTGTATTACGAAGAAGTGCAGCCAATGACGTTTGACTGCCATGCTATGTATCTACCAGAAGCAAGAGGGCTCAGTAAAGATATTGGCTTAGCGTTTTGGAAATTCATTCTCTCAACAACTCATGTTCAATGTGTTACCTCATTCGCTGCTCGTAAGTTTCGTCACGGTCAAATCTACTGCACGATGATTGGACTTAAACGAGTAGGCACTATCAGAAAGTATTTCAAAGGCGTTGATGACGTCACCTTCTATTCAGCAACTCGCGAAGAACTAGCCGAGTTCATCAGTAAATAACGGAGTTAACAATGGCTATCGGAAATATTTTTGCACTAGGCAGAAAGCTGCATGGTGAAGAACCTCTATTCCCTGAAGGTGGAGGTGGGAAAGGTGGCGGTGGTAGCAGTGGTTCAGGTGAACAGGCCGCAGCAATGAAGTATGCAACTGACATACAAAACCAACAGTTTGAGAGGGTTATGAATGGGCTTGCTCCATTGACGCCTCTTGCTAGTCAGTATATTAATCAGCTTAAAAACCTATCATCTCCCGAAGGTGCTGCTCAGGCTCTTGGGCAATATTACAACTCGCAACAGTTTAATGATTACTCAAATCAGGCGCGTTACCAAAACTTAGCAGCAGCAGAGGCAATGGGCGGACTAGGCTCTACAGCAGCAAGTAACAGTTTAGCTTCAATTGCTCCTGCACTCGGTGAAAGCTGGCTGAATGGTCAAATGAACAACTATAACAACCTAGCAAACATCGGCCTTGGCGCGCTTCAAGGTCAGGCGAACGCTGGGCAAACATACGCGAATAACGCTGGCCAGTTGTCTCAACAAAATGCTGCCCTTGCCGCTGCCAACGCTAATAGGCCGTCAGGTATGCAGCAAGCAGTAACTGGTGGTTTAGGTGGTGGTGCTCTTGGATATGGAATTGCTAGCGCTCTAGGTACTTCAACTCCTTGGGGAATGGGTATTGGGGCTGGATTAGGTATTTTAGGGAGTATCTTCTAATGGCGACTTGGAACCAGAATATTAATAGTGGTGGTTTTTTAGGAGGCATAGGTCAAGTTAACGACAATGCGCCTAGAGCTAGCGATATTAATCCCACTCTAGGCCTTATCAGAGAAAACAACGACCTTCAACGCTCTGGCGCTAATAATTGGGGGTTGCAGGCCATGCAAGGCTTGGCTGGTATAGCTTCTATGCATCAGCAAGATCAGCAGCAACAAAGGCTATCTGAGTTCCAAGGTAAGTGGGGTCAGGCATACGCCAACGGTGACAGAACAGCAATGCGCCAATTGATGGCTGAATACCCAGACCAAGCCGAGCGTATTACAGGCGGCATGAAAGGCATATCAGATGATGTTAGGGAGTCATTAGGAAACCTATCATCAGGATATAGCCTAGCGGTCAAATCTGGGACTGTAGAAGATTATGCCCGTAAGAATGCAGATGAATTTCGCCGTCTGGGTATTGACCCGCAAGGTGCTGTAGATATGGCATTGAATGACCCAAAAGCAGCCATGGAACTTGCAGACCATTTAGGGTTATCTTCGCTTGGTATCGATAAATATTATGATGTTCGTGACAAGATGGAAGGCCGAGTAATTGAGCGAGATAAGCTGGCTGAAGATGCTAGACAGGCTGATATGACCAATGCTAGGGGATGGGCGAATATTAAGGAAAGTCAGTTAGATCGGGCTCAGCGTGCTCAAATCCATTCTGATAATATGGGTGTAAAAATGATTGAGCTATCACAGAAACAGGCTGAAAGCGGAAAAATCGACCCATCACTAGTTAAGGGAATTAACTCAGATATTACAAGCTTTGGTAAAAACTATAATGCGGTAAGAGCTTCGACCAATTCACTGGAAAAACTAAGCAGCGTAAAAAATGGCGCTACACAGTTAGCTATAATATTCAATTATATGAAGTCATTAGACCCTCAGTCTGTCGTTAGGGAAGGTGAGCAAGTTCAAGTTATGAGGTCAGACGGTATTTTTGGTCAAATGAAGGGATATGTAGACCAACTTAGTAGCGGAACCGGACTTTCTGATGAGGCTATTACAAATATTGTTGGTGCTGCAAAAATAAACTCCAATGCAATAGGGGAGGAATATAATCGAGTGGTTGATGAGTACCTAGACTCATATGGAGATAGTTTACCGAGCGCTGTAAAAAATGGAGTTTCTAAGCGTAAAGCCAAGCTATATGACATACCCAAGAACACTAATTCCCCAGCCAATGTTCAATCAAAACTCACCGCTGATGATGAAGCATTATTAAACAAATACTTATAGGAGGCATTATGGCAGTTCAGAATTATTCAGAAGAACAACTATTTACCGCCCTTAGAAATGCTGATGCTGCTGGTGATGTTGATGGAGCTAAAAGAATTGCTGGCATGATAAAGCAATCTAGAAGCAAACCTATTAACCAAATAACCCCAGAAGAGCAAAAAAGGCAAGATAACATATTCGAGGATGCGAATGGCTTTGAAAAGTTCATGATGGGCGCAGCTAAAGGTGTGGTGGATGTGGCTAATGCCATGCCGTGGGCTGAGGAACTTCCTGAAAATGAAAAGGCTGTCGTCAATTCATTAACTGAAAGAATGGAAAAGAACCCGTCAATTGCTCAATCTGCTGGTGAGTTTGTAGGACAAACCGCACCATTTATTAGTGGCGCAGGGTTGGTTAATTTAGCAAGCAGTACCGCGGGGAGGCTAGGAATCGCTTCATTATTTGGGGCTGGTGAGGGCGCTGTAGTTGCGAAAGCGAATAATTCAGACCCAACCATTGGGGCAACCATTGGTGCAGTGACTGGTCCATTAGGAGAGCTCGCAGCTCCGTATATTAATAGGGCAGGTCAAGCTGTTTTTAATAAAGTAACTGGCAGAGGTGCGGCAAACGCAGCAGCTAAAAGCCCTGATGCAATGGTCGATGATGTGATCCAGAGCGCCACAAAAGCTACGGACAATAGAATACTAAGCAGCAATCAAAAAAATATCGAATCATTTGCCCAAGAAGTTAAACCTGATCAAAAGGTATTGGATGCTGCAAGGCGCTTAGGGATGGAGGATTCACTTACTCCTGGTATGTATTCTGAAAACCCAGCATATAGAGCATTTGAAAATGCAGTCTCTTCTACTCCTGGTAATCGAGCCTATCACAATAGAAGGGATGCGATTGAAAGGCTAGGAAATGAAGCTGACAGGTTTATTAATGACTTCGGTGGAGATCTCGATAAAAGCTTAGTAAATGCCGCTACAAAAAATAGATATACCGCTCTTAGAGATGGATTAGAGGAGGAAGCTAATCGGCTTTATAACCAAGTAGAAAAAGCAATACCAATAAGAGCCACCGTTGATACATCTAACACCATGAATGCGATAGAAAACTTTGGAGATAACGTAGCTGGGCTGGAGGCTATGAAAAAATTATTTCCTGCTGCTGAGAAAACTCTTAGCCTTCTAGACCCAAACACGCTCCCTAATTACGGCAGGCTGGATAGGGTTAGGATGATGATTGGTGAAGCTAAAGGGAAAAAGGCTGGAAGTGATAATCCATTTAGAAACATGGCGATAAGAGATCTAAATATGCTTTATGCTGCCATGACAAGAGACCAAGAAGCTGCTGCGTTTAAATACGGAGCTGCCGATTTATGGAACGAGGCTAAAGGCGTAGCAAGACAGCAATTTGCCGTTCAGGATGCAATGATAGCCAACCTTGGTAAAGATACAGGCAAAGGTATTATTGAGCAGATGCAAAAAGCTGTAGTAGACATGTCGCAAGGTAAGGGGAGTGATTTTCGCAAGCTGGTAAATAATTTACCTGATGATGTTTTGCAAAATGTTGTTGTTACTTCAATGAACAAAGCATTCACAACTAATGCTAAATCACCCGGTCAAAGCTTAGGTGTTGATGGTTTTGTTAAGTGGTATAACGGTATGCTGCGAAATAAAACCAATATGCAAGCACTTAGTAGAGCAATTGGCTACGATGCATCAAAAAGGTTAAGAAGCATTTATGATGTAGCTAAAGGCATTAATAGGCAGAACTCAGAAAGGGTATATTCATCAAGTCAGATAGATAAAATGATGAATAATTTTGCTGGAGAGGGTGGGGCGCTCAGTAAACTATACGGCATAGCCAAAAAAGTTGTTAGTGCCGAAGCGGCGACCACATCGGCTGGGCTTCCCGGGTCTGGTACGGTAGGGGTTTTATCAAGTTTATTAGGAAAAGGGAAAAACTCAAGAATACAAGCAGCAGATGATCTTATCACCTCATCAACATTTAAAAATATATCTAAAATAGTTCTTTCGAAAGAAACAACGCCTCAGCAGCGTAAATTAATGGATAGAGCCATATCTAAACTTCCTCAGTATAGAAGATGGCTTGAAACAATTCCCAAAGAAGAAGCTGAAAATATCAGGAGGGCAGGGATTGTTAGCCTGATGACAAACAGAGAAGAATCAGAAAAATAGTTTTATTTTCCGATGATTGGGCAATTTCTAACCCCCATAATTCCATTTTCAGAATAAAAGTAATCAGTAGTGAATGTGCCTTTAGCCCATAGGTAATTGCACTTTAATTCACTATTGATTTTTTCTGAGGAGTAATTAATTCCATATCTAGTTATGAATGAAATAACTACTAGAGCTACCATTATGAAAACAGATGTTTTAATTAACTTCATTATCACCTCGTCATTTGCTTGATTCGTTTTTTCTGGATGATTCAAGGGTGTTTTTAAGAGTATTGTATGATTCTATTGACTTTGAGCAACTATCAACAAATTCCTGAGCTGTCATGTCTAACCTACCAAGTTCGGATTTTATAAATCTCTCTATAAATTCATCTCCACCGCTCAATTGCGTGGACTCTTGGAACTTAGTCATTTGAGAAATGGCGCCACACATTCCTGTTGTTTTGGATACTATCATAACTGAAATGGCGAAATCGGTATCATCATCCTTTGCTATAGCATGGAATGATCCTAACAGAGCCACAATTAAGAATAGATATTTTTTCACCATCACCTCACATAAATAATTTTTAATTATTATAGGATATTTAAAATGACTATAGAAGAACGTTTAGAAAAACTGGAATCATCGGTAAAATTACTATCAATGAAGCAAATAAATAAAGAACTAGAAGATAATGAGTTGGAAATCAAAAAACTAGAGAAGCAGATTTCCAACTTGAAAAGCATTAACGAAAATCATTTAGCGACAATCCATAAAGGCGCTTATCTATAAACGTTCAACAGGCTTGCGGCATCCCTATCTTCTGGGTCATGAGAGCTAGCAAAATTTTGGAAAATAACATTTTTCTCTTCTGGCGGTAATTTTGAGTAAATAGCAAACACTAGTCTCTTTAGTGTTTCTATTTCTTTTTTGAGCTCTTCTGGGGATAGCTTGTCTTTGTTCCAATGATTCATTTTTATTCCTTTTTATATAGTTACATTAATTTCATGGAGCCTTGCATGCGACCTTTTATTAACTCAATGCATTCTTCAGCACTAGCTCTTCTCCATTTTCCAAATGCGTCACGCATAGCGAACTGGTCGTCGAACCCTAAGTGGACAGTGCATTGTCCAAATTCATCGTAATGTTCTATTGTTATACTATCTTCATTGAATGGGCATACCCCTCTATACCCCTCTTCAAGGTCTTTTACCCATTCCAATGCTGATATTTGAGAGAAGATATCCTCGTTATATTGTTGGTATTTTTTCATCTTATTTACCGTCTAAGTTTATAATTTTCTTTATACGGCTAATTTCATACTCCAGAGATTCAACTTTTTCCGCTAGGTCAGAAATAGTTAAAACATGGATATGTTTATTTCTATCAGCCCACGCCTCAAGCGCAGCGGTCATCTCTTGATTTGACGACCTACCGTTGGCTTCTGCTATTTCAGCGATTCTTTCTTTTAGCTCTACAGGTAATCGTAAATTAACCTGTGGATGCCTATATTTTCTTTCTGTCATACCCACCTCTATATTTTTTTATAGATTAAGTAGGTATCTATTGACTATCAAGACGTACCCATTTAATATGTATGCGTACCAAATACAAAAGAATACAAGGATGAACAATGAAAAAGTCAAAGCCATCAACGGTTAGGTTCCCAGAAGAGATTAGAGAGTTACTAGAATTTTTAGCTAAAAAAAATGATAGAACTTTCAGCAAAGAGATAGTTAGCCGAATTCGTAGAACCTTGGAAGAGGACGGATTAGCTTGCTAAAAAAGGAAAACCCAACTTGCGCGAACAAGCTGGGCTTAGAGTTAGCTCGTAAATAATAGGAAAAACGAACTATGAATACTATATCAACAATTAACGTACCTTTCCACGGTAACAATTTATATGTGGTCAACTATAACGGTCAGCCATATGTACCAATGAAACCTATTGTAGATGGAATGGGAATGGATTGGGCGTCACAGTTTACCAAGCTAAAACAAAAGTTTAGTTCAACCATTGCGGAAATCACAATGGTTGCCGAGGATGGTAAAGAGCGCAATATGATTTGCCTAGCTCTCCGTAAACTTGCTGGCTGGCTTCACACTATCAGCCCTAACAAAGTTAAACCTGAAATCCGAGATAAAGTAATTCAGTATCAAGAAGAATGCGATGACGTACTCTATGAGTATTGGACTACGGGTGAAGTTAAGGCTAAACATAAATCAACAGTTCAGGAACGCAACCCATTAAAGAACGCTGTTAATTTGCTGGTCAGCAAAAAGGGCATTATGTACCCAGAAGCGTATTCACTAGTGCATCAGCAATTTAATGTTAGCGGAATTGATGAACTCACAGCAGACCAAATACCAATGGCTGTTGAATATGTTCACAAGTTAGTGATGGAAGGTGAATATATTCCTAAGCAGGACGAGCTACCTTTATCAAATCAGCAAATAACAGACGATGAGTTAATCACTCTTTGCTGGCAGTGGAATTACTTATCGCTGTGTTGTGCAGCCATGAGCGAGGTTTACCCGATACTTCATGCAGCAGAGCATAGATTAGAGGGTAGATATTACGACATGCCTAAAGAGGCTAGCAGAGCGAATAGTGAGATAAGAAAACTACTTGATAGATTAACTCGCCACATCGAACCAAAGCAAACAGACAACTCTAGAATTCTAAATAGATTAAGATTGGATTCATTGCCAGCTTAACCGCATAGCCCAAGGATGGGCTAACAAAACCAACCATGCCGCTTAATTGCGGTTTTTTTACGTCCTAATTTCAACAACACACCAGATTAACACTGGTGCGACTACTCACGCTTGGAGAAAGCAATGTCAGATATTATCCCTAATGTCGTTGTTTCGGCACCTTCGCAACAATTCACTCTCGCAAGGAAATTCCAAGCGGCGAGTAATGGCAAAATTTATATTGGTAAGATTGATACCGATCCAACCATTCCAGAAAATCAAATTCAGGTGTATTTGGAGAATGAGGACGGTAGCACAATCCCTGTTGCTCAGCCGCTAATCATCAACCAAGCTGGATTCCCTGTTTACAACGGTCAGATTGCTAAGTTTGTGACAGTGGAAGGTCACAGCATGGCTGTTTATGACAGCTATGGCGCTCAGCAATTCTATTACCCTAATGTGCTGAAGTATGACCCTGATCAGTTTGAAGTGAGAATTAGAGGTGAATTAGGTAGGATAGTTAAAACATACAGAAGTGTTAGCGAGATGAAGCTTGATGTCGCGACAAAGCTTGGTGATATTGTCAGGACGTTATCATTTTTCCCCTATTCATATGCAGAAATAGACCCAAGACCAATAGGGGGTGCGGAGTACTTAATCACAAATGATGAGCCGGATGGTCACTCAATCATTCTGCTTCAAAATGGATTATCAGCAACAATCATAACCAAAGGTCAAGTTAGCTTAGACCAACTTGGTGCCGATAAGCGCGGCGAGAGTGATGTAACGCCTATTTTAAATTCCGCAAAAAAACTGGGCGTGAAAATTGTCCAATCTGGCGGCTCGTTTCTGATTGATAGTGACTTTACACTATCAAACGGTCTGAATATTGGATTAGAACAAGGAGCCGAGTTTGTACGCAAATCAGTCGCAAAATTCAGGGCGGGAAATAATGGTGATGTCACTAGCTTGGCAGCAATGGGTCAGTGGTCAATCGGTAAGAGAACGATTACTCTTGCGCCAGCGAGTTATGAGAAAATCAGTGTTGGTGATACGCTTTATATTAAAAATAAAGAGCCTAAAAATGTAGACTTTATTTTAGATTTTGTTGAAAAACCGAATGACTTAAACGATTGGATTTATCAAATTCAAACGCCAATTGTCTTATCTAAAGACGGAGGCAATGTT